CACCCTTTGAGAGTTGTCCAGCCATGGATACAGAATTTCTCTCCAGGCCGAACGTTCGATTTGGTAGCGTTGATTATGATGATCCACGTGTTCAATTCGCATGTTTTGGTGGGGGTTTGAAGGGCAGGTCTACCGTATGGGGACAAATTGTAACTGCTGCCAAAATGGTGTTGTGGAAGCTGTGCCTACCGGTCCGCTTGGTTTGGTGGCTGTTAGGCGTGGCATTTCTCCCTGTGATTTGGGTGAGACGTCTTCTGGACAGAGCCGTCTCAGGATTATTGCGCGTGGTGCGGTGTCTACGTGAGGAAGTGCAGGACTACATGTCTGTCATCCGGTTGTCGTTCAACAAGCGGATGCGGGCGCTGTTGTTGTGCATCTCTGTTACGCTCGTGGGCTGTTTGGGCGTGTTCGGCTTGTGCTTGGCTGTTGTGTTTGCCATGGGCTGGGTGAGTTGCTATTTACCTAGCGACATCAAATTCTATGTCAAAATAGTCAAGCGTATGTCACGTGCCTGGGATGATGCACTGATGGAGGCTGATATAGCCCCTGTTGAGGGCCAGGTAATGGATGTGCCCAAAACTACACGCAATCGGTTTGCATGCAAGCTGGCCATTCGCGCTATAGCCAGAGTGGGCTTGTTAAAGGCCACACGCGCCAATTCTCTAGTATACCAGAAAGTGATACTAGATGATATGCAAGCGCTGAAAGTCAGACACTCTGATCGGGTTAGGGTGTTACCCCTGGCCATTTTGGCGTGTCTTGACAGGCCTGAGGAGGTACAGAAAGTGGAGAGGTGCTTTGAGCACCTCTACACCTCATCCACAGCATAGGGGGGCCTGTCCGTGAACGGGGGCACTAACACCTGTGTTGATCACCGTCAATTTGATTTATCACAGGTGACTGGTGTTAGTGAAGTTGAGGAACTCCGTATCACGGTCGGGTATACGGGTAAGGGAAACAGAAGTTGGTACTCCTTCGTATCCCCATACCCAAAATATGAGTATCTTGTCCATAATAGTTCACTCATCAACGTGGTCCGAGGATTAGTTGAGCGAGTGTTTTGTGTTGTGGACAAAACCACACAACTGCTGATAAGGCCGCCAAAACCTAGATCCGGCGTGTTCCAGCAGAAGTTAGGGGACATTGGTGTATTTCTGAGTAAGACTGTAGGCTACTGTCACCACTGGACACGTGACGAGTTCGTTGCATCTTACAGTGGTCCACGTAAGGAGTCATACAGGCGAGCTGCAGAGACACTGAGCCATCAGCCGCTCACTAAGCGAGACTCTTATCTGAGCACGTTTGTGAAGGCTGAGAAGATCAATGCCACCCTTAAGTCCGACCCTCCACCGCGTGTCATTCAGCCGAGAGGCCAAAGATATAACGTGGAGGTCGGCAGATACCTGAAACCTATGGAGCCACTCCTGATGAAAGCAATAGACAAGTTGTGGGGTGAACCCACAGCCATCAAGGGTTACACTGTTGAGAAGGTTGGTCGGATATTTGCTGACAAAGCCAAACGTTTTAATAGACCGGCTTTTGTCGGTCTTGATGCTAGTCGGTTTGATCAGCATTGTTCCATCCAAGCTTTACAATGGGAACACGATATTTACAATCGTATTGCCCGTGACCCGATGTTGGCAGAGTTGTTGACGTGGCAGTTAGTGAACAGGGGCACCGCTTTTGTGCCCGATGGTAAGGTTAAGTACACCGTGGAAGGGTGTCGCATGTCGGGTGATATGAACACATCCATGGGTAACTACCTTATCATGTCCTCGCTCTGCTATGCTTATCTCAGGGATGTGGGTGTTGATGGTTCGTTGGCTAATTGTGGTGATGATTGCGTCTTGGTTGTGGAAGACAAGGATCTTGGCAGATTGAAATCTCTTCCGGACTGGTTTCTGCGTATGGGGTACACCATGAAAGTGGAGGCTCCTGTGTACAATCTTGAAGAGGTCGAATTTTGCCAAATGCACCCTGTCCACACATCAAGAGGGTGGGTAATGGTCAGACGGCCTGACACAGTCCTAACTAAGGACTGTTGTGTAGTTCGAGGTGGTATGACACATAATCGGTTGCAAGATTGGCTCGGTGCTCAACGTGCTGGGGGGTTGGCATTGGCAGGTGATGTGCCTATCTTGTCGACTTTCTACCGTTGTTTTCCTGAGCGATATACCGACATGGAGTCAGACTACGCTGCACCACACAAGTTCAAGGCAGGACAGCAGTGTGGCAGCATTACGAGTGAGACGAGGTACTCGTTCTGGTTGGCGTTTGGACTCACTCCCGACGACCAAGAAGCTCTGGAGGAGGAGCTACAGAACTACCGATTCTCTTTGGACCCTGTTGAAAGGGGGCCTGAGGGTATGGGTTATGTGCCTTCACTCCTCGACTTCTGCTGTAGATAATTGACCATTATCAACCATGGTGAAGGCGAAGCTGAAACAACGTGGACAGCAAGCGAAGGAACTGTCCAAGAAACTTAAAGCTATTGGCAAGCATGTGAATGTGATTGATCGATCGTTGGGAGGGGCACTTACCACAGTACCCCCAGTTGGTGCTCTTGTTCGTGGGTCTAATATGATAGTGAAAGGTCTAGACCTCTTTTCTGAGCTTACATCAGATTTATTGGGTGCCCCCGTCACCCATCCAGGTGCAATGGGGGGGATGGTGGCAGGTGTGGCCAATGGCCCTGTGATTCGCAATCGCAAGGCCAAGGTTTCTGGTTCTCGTGGAGCCATTCGTATCACACATAAAGAGTTGCTCACAACGGTGTTTGGAGAAGGAGGGGGTAACCCTCTTGTGTGCAATGGCACTCTCGATGACACCGGTGCCTCTATTTATACAGTGAACGCTATGGCATCCACCACCTTTCCATGGCTAGCCACCATAGCCAAGAATTATGATATGTATAGGTTCAAGAGGCTACGGTTCGTATATGTTCCTATGTGTCCCACGTCTACGTCGGGGCGCACTGCGATAATTTACGATCCGGACTCGGCTGATCCGTTACCTTTAGACCGACCTGGACTGTCAAACATGTCTTGTTCAGCTGAGGGCCCTGTGTGGGGCTCGCTTTGCTTGGACATTAAGTTGGCAGATACCAACAAATGGTACTATGGTTCTACCACTGGGGTGACCAGTGGTGTTGGGGCTTATCTCAATCAGGGACAACTCGCATGGGCTACATATTCAGCCTCGGCGTCACAGCTGGGCGAAATGTTTGCCATATACGATGTTGAACTGAAAGATCCACAACCGACGGCCACTGATCTGGCCGTTGCACATGGCGTAGCAGGGGACATTAATACCCAATATGCCACACATGCTGGCTATGTAGCCACCGCAGGTGACACAGCCGTAGGAGCACAGTTCTTCACTCCAGGGTGCTATTATGTGTCCGGGCGATTTACTGCTACTGCGGCTGCTTCATCACTGACAACTGTTAACTTAACAGTTGTGGACTTTGCGAAACACAATGCGACATCGTCACAGGTGTTATTCGCCATAGTCCATGTGGTTGCCACGGGTGGTACGTTTAGCTTTACAGGACTTACTGGGTTAGACACGTGGGATTTGATCATAACTCCCGCTCCATCTAACCTAACGGGTTCATTCTTCACCTAATCCATTGGTGTGGGGTGTAGAAGCTGACCACTTCATGTCGATCATTTCGCTTGACGGTGAGTTGGAATTTGCACGCTACAATCGCACATCACAGATTGTACACATTAGTCATAAAACCACAAAAGCTCTTATACATTTGGGACCACGTTCATTGGGCGATAAATGGAGAACACCGAACCATGGGTTCTATGTCCCCACAGATGTGAATCTTGTAATCACGCCACATATCTCCGAGAATGCTGGCGTGACAGCAGTGGTAAAGTTGATCGACGACTCAGACATGAGCCCCAACCGCGTCTTATATCAGTCCAAGGAGTTCAACCTGGGGATGGGTTTGACGTTGGAGGGCTCTCAGTTGCCGTTCTGCCTACCAGTGGGGGAATATCCTATTGTGTTCGAGGTCACGGTGTTACGATCACAGTTTCAGGCGACGCGGACGATGTTCACAACATCGTTAGAGTGGCGAATGATGTGGTCGAGCACCCCGTTATCCAGGGCGAATTCTGTATTCGCCGTTGCACATGAGCCGGTAGCAGATGAGCGGAGCATCAAAAATATGAAGGTGTCAGGTAATAATCTCAGTGGGCCGAGGGCCAGAAAGACACATGTGACCGGTAGAAGAGCCAATCAGACTGATGGTGGTACGACCCTTGGTTTGGTCACCAAGGACTGCGTAGGATCAGGTTGATTAGCCTAGTAACCGATTTGTGTATCTGGTATCCAGGACATGTGTCCCCAACCGAAAGGTGGGCTATAAGGAGACACATGGAAGTTCC